ACTGGACGTGAAACAACAAACACAGAACCAGGCAAGTAAGAAGGGTTAACGGCATTAGTAATATCAATTAACTCTTCAACTGTAGGAGCAGCTACATCGACAAACGTTACCAAGTTTTCATCGGCGATATTACCAATAACTGGTGAAAATCCTTTTGGAACACCAACTAGAATATTCTTTTCTAGAGCAGAACCCAATGAAGCTGCCAAGTAATCAATTGAATATGATACAATATCAACAGCTGAATCATTCAAAAGTTGTTCAGTAAGTTGAATAAATGAACCTACTCGCTTTTGAGTCAAATCAACAGTTTCGAATTGAGGCTTCAATTGAGAAAGGTTTTCCAATTCACCAGTAAATGATGAAGATTCAACACTTCCTTGACGAGGAACTGTCAAAGAACCTACAACAGAAGGCAATTGCTTTGATAATCCAAACACTGGTGCTTGTTCACCCAACTTAGCAATAATATCTGAGGCGACATTCTTAGGGATTGTCACACCACCATTACCAGGTGTTGATGCTGTTGCGTTACCAGCTGAAATTGAAGCTGTCAAATCACGGTATTCATCTGATGCCGTTTCGTTACGGATGTACAATTCCATAGAACGGACTTCTTGTTCTTTAGTCATATCTTTATTTTCTCCTAGGTTTTCTGATGCATCGCGCTTTTCGACGATGGCATCTTGGTTCTTTACACGGTTAACTTTTTCAGTTTCAATCTGAGCATCCAATGAACGAATTTCATCTCGAATTTCTTTAGCATGAGTCTTTTCTTCTTCTGAAAGAGAGCGTGTTTCAACACCTTCTTCAGCAGAATATAGAGACTTACCTTCATTAAATAGCTTGTTACGCTTTTCTTGTAAATCTTTAATATTTTTCATTATTCCCCTCACAAATTATTTCTCGTTTACAAAGAAGCTGCGAACTTCTAAGTCTTCAGGAGTTTCCTCTACTGAACGCTCTTCTGCTTTTGGCTCTTCTTTAACTTCTTCTTTAACTTCTGGCTGTTCTTTTTTGTCTTCAACCAGTGAACGAAATTCTTCTAGTTGACTACGAACTACGCTAATCTCAGCGCGCAATGAATCAAACAAAGTACGTACTTCTTCAGATGGTTCTACTTTAACTGATTCCTTTTCTGGTTCAGCTTCTTTAGCTTCATCCTTTTCGGCCTCTTTTTCAGGGGCTTCGGAAACTTGGTCGCCTTCTTTCTTGGCTTCTGCCACTGGTTCAGACTTTACTTCTTCTGTAACAGGTGTTTCTTCACGAATTTCTTTATCTTTATCTTCCAATTTTTCAGACCTTTCTTCAATATTATCAGGAATTTCAATATCATTAATGATATCAACATCTCTGGCCTCAATTTCTGAACTCTTATATGCTGGATTTCTAACAGCACTAATTTCAAACAAATTGATACCATTAATTGTTCTCATAGGTATTCCATCTGAACCCATGGACCAATTATCATCAGATACTCTCATACCAAAACTCATACCTTTAATGATGCCATCTTTTATCAACTGAAAGGTATCTTTACCCCATGTAGTTGATGAAATATCGGCTCTCATTTCCAATCCTTTTTCAGTTTCCTGTAATTGAAGTGATTGGTTATCAGTAGTAGATAAAATCTGAGTTTTATCGTGTTGAGAAAGAAAATCAATCCTAGAAGCATTGCCAATTGCTTTTGCAAAAACTCCAGGAGCGATTGTTTCTCTAAATTGTCTACCACTTCTGGGATTAGTTAAAATCTCAGAAACACTTCCAGCACCATTAACGATACCAGAAACAGACAATATACCATCATTTACGTTTGAAGACATTTTAATCGGAAGTGACCGAATCTCCATTTGTATCTTGCTCATCTACAGTATTATCTCCTTTCGTATTATTATCATTATTTTTGGTTGTATTGCTAAAACCTCCAATAACTTCCCCCGTATCACCATTCATAATCTCACCAGTGTTAGGGTTGATATATTGATTGTTTTCAGGGATATAAATAACAGAACCAGTCGTGAACTTATATGATTCAGGTTCTCCTGGGATAATTTTTTCTCCAATTTTTCTCTTGGCAGAAATGTTTGTAATAATACCAGCATTGTAAGCGGCGATGGTATTTTGTTGATTCTCAGTAGGTGTAATACGACTAACTTGTGTCGTGTCAAATCTAAACTCATATCCAGAATCTCTCTCTTCTTGAGTAAGAAAATTCCTATTTAAAGCATTTTCTATTGATATCAATAATGGAGATAATGTGTATGTTAAGAACCATAAGTTGTTTTGCTCTGTTGAATCATATTTATTCGCTGCTGAATTAATCATAGATTCAGGTATGTTAAAAATTCTAGCTATATCGGAAATAACACTCTTTTTACCAGCCGTTAATTGCAAATCATCTGGATTTAATGATAGAGATTGGTATTTTAAATCTCCCCCTAATACAATTGTCTTTCCTGTATTTTTAGTTCCTGCATATAAACTAGCAAATGAACGCCTCATTTTATCAAGACGCGAATCATCCATGTTTTTTTGCTCTGTAGTCAACATACCAGTAGGCATAGCACCATTACCAATCAAATTACTTTCATATTCCGACTGACGTAGGGCCAACAAAAATGTATCTTCGTTACCTTCAATGACTCCTCTTCCAATAATACCATTATTCGTATTTTTTAATACTGAAAATAATAGTTCATCATAGAAATCAGTAATACCATTTGTACTTGTTAATGAATCAATCCCATAAAACTCATATCCATTATCGCTGTAAACTGTAGTGGTTAATTTCTCCATATCTAAAGGAAAAATACCTAAAATTGTTACACCGTCGTCAGCGTATTTAATGTAGTTTTTAGACGAACCGTATAAAAGAATATCTTTAATCATTCTCTTTTTTAAATCTGCTCCATCCAATGTTGGATTAGGTTGCTGATTAATTAGGTAAAGTCTGTTGTCGTCATCAATTGGTTCTTTACCAGCCTTAGTATCAACATTGTGTAGTAATTGCACAGGTAAATGTGACACAGAGTTGGTGATTATTTCCATCGCTGCACTGGCTGCTGGTATACTTAAAATATCTTTTTCAGATAATGATTTTCGACCAGAATAAAATCCCTCTAGAGTTGTATTACCTGCTCCATATGATTTTTTTTCAACCATTGCATCTTTATTATTTTGATTTTTATTGGTATTAAACATATTACCAAAATTTTCCCAAAATCCACTTGCCAATAGTAATCCCCCTTTCTGTTTTTATTATATGACACCAATAAAAGGCTCGCCTTCGGCATCTTCATCTATTTCTTTTAACCAAAGGGCTACTGAATCAACAATAGCAGCAACAGCATCTATCTTTCCCTCTGACGTTTTTTTGTTTAAGTGGTAACTCATTTCAGAACTGACTTGTTTTTTTGCATTTAAAAAGTTTGACATAAGTAAAAAGTTATCCTCAAAATGAAAATTACCTTCCAGTATTTTTTCTTTTAGGAATTTAGCTGGCAAGTAAGCACCAGCATCTTTCTGATTTATTTCAAATACATCATATTCTTTACCTAGTCTTTGTGCGGTTGCATTAGCTCCCCACCTATCATAGCCTACACCATAAATCTCTACGCCATAGTCACGTTCCAAATCTAGAACAAAGTTTTCTATTTGGTCATAATCTATAGTCATATTACCTGATGGAATAGAGTAACCATTATCCGTTGCTTTAGTATAATCTAGTCCTTCAGTTTTCGTCTTATCAGCTTCTTTATCTTCTGGATAAAAAATCCATGTTTTTGCCAATAGAATACCGCTATCTTTATCATAATTTGTGATAGCAACAGCCGTATTATCTCCTGATTGGGACAAATCCAATCCAACATATACTTTCTTACCGTTCCAGTCAATTGTTCCTTCTGGAACTGGTACGCCGTTCATCTCTTCAGTAGTGACAAAAGTATCATCAATCGCACCATTAATGAAGATATTCATGTGCTTTGTTAAGAAGTTACTTCTTTCACCTTCCATCTCAATGGCGTCTTCACGTTTCTTTTTTAATATTTTTAAAGAATCTTCACTGTCAATGGCCAATGGATTGGCTTTTAACATCTCAACATCATTATCTTTCCATTCGGCTGGGAAATCTGGTTTATATATTAAACCAAACACATCATCTCTTACTTTTTTACCTTCAATTGACTTTTCAACCATCTCGAC